GTAATGCCACTTCGAAGCCGCCGTACACGCCACCACTACCCCGCACTGTTTCGTCTGCAGTTTGGTTCTGGCAGTACCCGCAAGCAACACCGCCGCCAGCTAACTTTAGCATCCGCACAGCTTTACCATCGGGACCAAACCCATACTTTGAACCACACACTGCACACCGTTTAAGGGATGGTTTTTTGTCGGTGGCATCGTAAGCTTTTTCGAGGCTACTTTTCACGGGCACGTTTCTGTTTCTCCGTTAATGTTATTCCTAAATCGTCAAGTGATACGCTTCGGGATGCGCCTTTGATATAGTCTGGGGCGATAGGTTTCTTTTTTGGCAATAGATTAGGCTCCTTATATTTTACGCTCGGGTAATCGTCTGGTTCTGTGTAATGAATATAATCCGTTAAGTCGCTAACACGTAGTAGAGTGCATCTGCAATTCGGGTGTTCATGTACCAATATTTGGTTTGGAGATATGATTTCACTATTCGGATAATAAGCCCGCAAATAGTCGCCGGGGTTTATCATGCGGTCAAAGATTTGGCACCGCTTACAAGTCCTATCATCCATAATAGCAATGTACTGCCATAAATCGAAGCTACTGTAGAAGCTGGTGCCTTTCAAATTTGCGGGGATGCGCTGTTTAGCTTCAGCCACTTTGGGAGCGGTGAATATGTCATGCTCGCAATCTAAGCATTCACACATCGCGCATCAACGGGTAATATGCTATTTCGGAAGTCACGGAAGTAAGCATCATGCACAAACCCAAACTGTGCTTCTGATTCAGGCGTTAATTCTTTCCCTAACATTTTCAGTTGGCGGTTAGCTTCCATCTTTGCTTTCTCAACCATATTATTGATTGCGCGGTCGCCTTCTTTGAGTGCTTCAGTAAAGATTAAGTGACCTTCTTGGTGTGCTTGCTTGATGGTTTGCAGTTGCATATCTAACTGTGTTGTTTTATCTTTGTTAAGCAATGGTTTATCATCGTTGCCAAAGGGTTGCTGCAAGATTGAATCGGGTTTCTTGTTTAACCATTCTTCATCCTCAATTAATTCTATGCCTTTTTTACGGATTAAGTCTTGAGCTTGCTTTTTACTTATAGACTTATCTGTGCATGTGTTAATGTCCATTAAGGTAACATCTTTCAAGACGCTGCCAGGCGCGCCGTGTAGAAACTCTGGGGTAGGCTCACCGAATAAGCGTTTAAAAATTGCTTGTTCGATGATTTCTGCGTTTTCGTCTTGTTCTGATTGGTTGTTGCGGTCTACTGATTCCAACATTTTTGTGGCTGAGGCTTCAGTCGCATTCTTTAGCAACAGTATAAGGGGGGCGTGTAATTCTTCAGCAATCTGGAAGCTGATTAACTCGATGTATTCTGTGAATTTTACTCGGGCGTCTGGTTCATGAAACTCTATTTTAAGTGTTTCAGGTGTTACGTTACCCAGATAGATTGCTTCGTCCACTTCTTTGTTAGTGATTGCGTCTTTTATGGGGGTTACGTCGCCATCGTACAAGACGGTTTGTGTGGGTGCGCTGAAACGGTGAATAATCTTAGGCATATCAACGTTTAATTGATCTCTGCATTCAATGAGGTCTGCGATGCTATCAGCTATTGCGACGCCATAGGGGTGTGTGGGGTCTTCGTTATGGATAAATAGTATAATATCTTCGAATTTGCCCGGTGTAATGCCTTCTTTTACTGTTAGAACTTCAGCTCTTTCTTGTTGTGAATAAAACTTTTCTAGTTGCTTAAAGGATTCTTTAAAGTTCCCTTTCTCCCAACGGGCAACTTCTTGATTATTGATTTCCTGCGTGTAGCGGTAGACTCTGCCGAATTTGTCACGCCAAATATAGAAGCTCTCTGGGGGCAATAGTTTAATTGAGTTATCGCTTTGAATTTCGCAGGGACAGAAGCCTTTAGATATTTTGGTTCTGACAATCTGCTGATATTTTGTTTTAAACCGTGTATCTCTAACCCATTTGTCAGCCTTTTTCTTATTCTTATGTTCAGGGTCGATTTCTTTGCCTGCATCGTCAAATTCGGGCATCTGAACATAAATCGAGGGTGCAATCATGTGGGTTAAGAGTTCGATGGCGATATGCACTTCAGGCTTAGAATTTAGTTGGTCGTATCGTCCCATATTAGCTGGATGTGCCAGTTTATCAGTCCATCCACCTTGAGAGACTACACCTTTGCTTTTTGCTTCGGCGCGGTTGCTAAACGATGGACCCGTAACGATCTGTAATGTTCTTACGGCTGCTTCTGTTTTTCTTTTAAACCAACTCATAACCTTAAACTCCTATTCACTGAAGATTGATTTGCCTGTTAACGCCTGCACAGGACCACGCCGCAACACATTAGACACAACTAACTCAACACAGTCGATAGCATCGTCGTGTTGTCCTCGGGGGAACTGTACCCACTGCGTCCAAAACTCCCCTTTGTTTAAGAGCAACGGATTTACTAAGACTCGTTTGCCCTCAAAATGGCTCGATAATGGGATAAAGCGTTCTTCTTTATTCTTTACCGTTTGAACGGGCACTATTGGCAATCCCTGTAACTCAGGCATCTTAAGCAGAAGCTTCTGCCAAAAGTTAGTCTCCATAAACAACTTCAAAGGCTTATATTGCTGTACCATCTGAGGCAGTTTCTCTTTAAGTATCTGTGGGAAAGGTAGATGTTCAGCCCAAACATCCTCTAAATAACATTGTTGTGTTTGTGGGTCTTGCGCTAAAACTGCAATACCAAAATAGTCACTTTCACCTAATGATGGGTCGATGCCAAAGTAGTATCGACAATGTGCTGGTGGGCGCTGTTCCCAAGGAATAAGCCACTTCGCTTTAAGTAATGATCCTTCCATAGATGTGGGGTCGTTTTGGTATTGACAATCAAAAACTATACTTCCGATTTCTGCTCGGCGTTCATCAAGTTTCTCGCGACTCCAATATTCAGGCCATAACACTGAACCATCTTTCTGGATAGCTTGTTTAAGTGAAACGCTGTATTTGCGGTTAGGCTTCATCAATTCCGCATAGAGGTCTGCGTAGTGCCAACGGGTTCCTATGGTGATGTCGCCGCCCCAAGGGTAAAGTGTGGGCATAAGGACTTTGTCATGCCATGCGACCACTTTCTCGAATTGTAGGGGTGTACGCACGTTTTCTTCATCGATTAAGTCGTCTTTAATGATTAAGTCGCTGCGTCCACCTGTGATGGGTCCGGCTAATCCTGTGGCTTTAATCGTGGGGTTCTTGCTAATCTCTCTGCGTTCTACGATGATTTCTTGAGTCGTCCATTTTACTGGACGTTTAGGTTTTAGTTCGCCAAAGATTTCGATGTATTTCTCGTCATGCTCAAACCTTGTCATCAACGCTAACAAAATGTTTTCTGCAAGACTGCTTGTTTTGGTGACGATGTTAATGTGAATATCCGGGTAGTTGCCGACTAACCATGAAACATAGTTTTCTGAGGTGCATTCCGATTTGCCGTGTCCGCGAGGCCATAACTGCAACTTACGCTTTTCACGTTGAGGATAAAACTTGAGGGGGCTAAACCTGTTTTCTAAGTAATCGTACCATTCTACATGAAACGGTGCATTAGTGTAGCCGAGTTCCTCAGTGAAGACTGATAGGGATAGACGGGCTGCTTCGTTTACTATTGATTGCTCGTCTTGCGTTAAGGATTGCGTTCTTATCTTCCTCAGTATAATTCAAGTTATAAGTAACTGTTTTAGATTCCGTGACGTCTGCTTTAATTTCTGCATGTCGCGTCGTTTGGGCGCATATCAATTTGGTTAAGGCTTTAAAGGCTTCTACTTCTTTATCTTCACATCGGCTAAAACTGTTATACTGCTTAAGCCATAATGTGTGACTCCATTCTTTGAAGTCATCCGTCTGCATCCATTTGGTGATGATGCGGCTAACTGTTTCTCGTGCCATGCCTAATTCTTTAGCAATGTCTTCTTGCGTGTAATGTTGTAGGAGTAATGGTTTGATGTGTTCGATGTTCATTAGTGTGTTAGCGTATAATGTGACGGTTGGTGATTGTTTTGGTTTTTGTGTTTCTGGAAATAATGCTTCCATTAATGATAGCGTCATGTAAAAATTACACCTTTAAGCTTGTTTAGTTGTTTGGGGATGCCGTATTTTGTTAAATGAATGTTTTTTCGTAACATTCTTCATGATAATGCCGAGTTCGACTATATCCCGCGTTCTTAGAAAGTACACGTTCGCCTAACCGTATCCTTTTCTTGCATTTAACGCATGGATTTTTTACTCGGCTTTGAGTGCGGCTGTTAAGTATGAAACTGTGTGTTGCCAACTGTTACCAACAACGCTTTAAATATGATTGTTTGCTTGGGTTATGGTTGCGGGTTCTCCGATATATCCGCCTCTCACTTTTGCCCAAGTTTTCTCTCCAAGATTCCCGTTGGGTACATATCGAGACACGGAAAGGACAACCCGCACTAATGCTTAAGTTTCTTGCGAATAAACCTATTAAGTTTCAATATTCCTGCGAAACCTAAAGCGCCAGTGACAATGCTAATTAACACGATGGTTACGGGTTCCGTTTCTGTTTACCCCTGTGGTATTCATCTAAGTCTGAAAGCAGGTCAGGGTAGTCGGTGCCCCATACGGGTGGATAATCCGTTTTAATCGCCACATACAATGTGTAGCCTTTATCGGTTTTTTCTGGGGCTTGATAAATCCACCAGCCGTTATAATAGTTAGGTCTACCAGTTGATTCCATTGTGATTTCTCTTTGTTAATTGAAAGGTGTTAGGGGGTGGGTGTGCGCTTCAAGCTGTAACCAAAACTTAATGAGTAGTAAGGTTTGTTTGGGGTTCGCTGAGGTGCCACGTCCCACCCAATAACTAAAAAACTATGGAATCATCGAAATCGAATAATTATATTTATTCTGAGGTTGACGCTCAAAAGTCGCTATTCCATCACTATTTGTTAAGTTCCAAGCTAACGGAGCACCATTATTGATCAATGTAACGTTAACGCCTGCTTGAGCGGGGGTGACTGTTGCCCACATCTTTACTGTACTGCCTTTAGCGAATGGGGTAGTGTTGTTGCTGGATAGGTGTATTTCGGTGGGTTGAATTGTTGGTGTGACTGTTGGGGTAGCGGTGGGTGTTGCAGTTGGGATTGTTGTTGGGGTTCCCGTCACGTTTTCATTTACAGGATTAGTTAAGACCACAGCCGCTAAGCCTCCGACAATTAAAACGGATGCTAAAATAATAGCGATTATTACTGTGGGGGTCAAGAATTTTTTTATTGTGTTTGTTTTAGGTAAATTTGTGCTCATAATTATTCTGTCCTTTTATTTTACTTTTGGAGTTAAAACTTCAAGCTGTGCCTGATACTTAGCGACCAGCGCTTTAGCTTCTTCATATTGATTTTGATAACTTGTTTTCTGTTGAGAAATGCTGTCGAAGTTGGTTTGTAGGTTGTTTAGTTTGGTTTGGAGTTCGGCGGCTTTCTCAGTTGCCGTTTTAGTTTGAGCAGATAAATCTCCAACTCCGCTAACTTGGCTCTTAAGTTGATTAATTTCCGTTTGCAAAGCATCTTTTTCAGCTGTTAAACTGCTAAGTTGAGTTTTTGCGCTATCCGTTATTTGTGTAACTTGCTGTTTAGCCGCAGTTATTTTACTAATTAATGGGATCGCTACTGCGCTGATGCCGCCGACAGCTGCCAAAAGCGTCGCAGGATTAGAAATCATAGCTTTAGCATCAAAATTCCCAACATACCCCATAATCGTGTTGTATGGGCCGTCGTAGGGTTCGGGTACAAATCCTTTGTAGCAGAGTAGCATGTAGATGGCGAAGGCGGCGATAATGACTAAGATGATTGCGATTATGGTGCTGGGTTTCACGGGTTTATCACTCGATAGGTGTCGGTGTTGGAGCTATTGTGGGGTAAGGCGTAGCGGGTTTAAAACATTCAGGCGTAATTGTCACAGAATTGCCAAGCGCATACATTTCGTCGTTAGAAATAATTGTTATGTGTGTACCTGTAGTGAAGCGTCCTGTGCTGAATTGCCAACCATTCCAAGTGTAACCGTCTTTTGCGATTCCGCCGAGTTCTATGGCGTCGCCTGCGCTACAGTTGAAGCTGTAGGGTAATTGGATAAAGGTTTTTACAAAGTCACCTGTGTCGTCGTCAAGGTTGTTTATGCTTATTTGGTCGATGCCTATGGCTTTGTTTATGGTAACTGTAACTTGACCTGGGACTGCACCTTTTTTTGTTGCGGGTGCCCCTGATGAAGCAATTAACGCCCCTGCAACAATAATTACAATGATGATTGCGGCTACGAAAAGATAGAAATGAG